GTATTTGTTGAGGAGCTACATTACTCATATCTCTAGAACCCAGGGTTCCAGGATATGTTGTTCCTGCTCCATGATACCCACGACTACTTTCGGTAGGTAGTTGAGTTAGTCCGTTGAAGAAATTCTTCAGCCCGTCGAGTAATTGCTGAATAAAGGGTTGAGATTCGGCGCTTCTGCTAAAACCGGGGTCTCCCCTGTAACCCAGAGCAGCCTGATTATCGTATTCTGTTTTACGACTGTATCCACGGTCTCCTCTGAAACCCGAAGCAGCCTGTCTGTCTGTTTCCACCTTTCTGCTTTGTCCAGTATCTCCACGGAAAGCAAGAGCCATATCCTGTAAAGCTTTTGTATTAGCATCAAGAGCCGAAGTGTTTGAGGCTGAAGCGTCTCCGCCAACTCCCACTCCACCTTCACTCTTGGGTCTGTAATAGGCAGCCTGAAGAGGAACCCAGAAAGTAGCACCTTCTGGAATGTTGTACATACCGTCAAGTTGCTTCTGGTTCAAGTCTACAATCTTTTCAAGAGCTAGTTTTATAGCTAGGTTATCGCCATGTAGGACATCGGTAATATAATCACTATAAATTACGCCCTGGTCTTCCGGATTTTGCTTGTACTGTGGGAAATGCTGTGCTAGAAATTGTTCTTCGTATTTTATTTTATCTTTAATTCCAGCGGCTTGCTGAGAGGTAATATCTAACTGCTGAATACCAAACTGATTGTCTGTTTTTATTTTACCTTCATCTTGAAGTTGTTTGACGGCAGCTTGTCTAAACTGTGCGTCGGTTTCTGTTACAGACTTATAAAACTCATCTCCAGAATCTTTTATGGTTACAGCAAAATCTTCGAAAGTTTTCTTTAGACCGTCATACGCTGCATCTGGAAGTTTTAAGAATCCCTGGTAGAAAGAGTCTTGAAGTTGTTTAGTTCTCTGTTCTACAAGTTTGTTTTCTGGGGAAGTTAGAGGATTGGATATATCTCCATTTATGTTAGGAACTTTTATCCCACTAAGTTGNGCTTGACCGTAAATGTCAGAAAGAATATTTCCACCAGCTACCTTCAGATTTTTTAGTCTNTCTTCCACCTTACTCAAGCTTTCAAAGCCAGTTAAACTTTTTAGTAATTCCGGGTCTTTGAATTTAGGATCGTTAAGAATGTTGGTAAGGTCTTCAATCTCTCCAACTATTCCAGTAAGTTCTGGAATACTGTTCTCAGCACCGTCAATTATTATGGTACTTAGGGCTTCAAAAGCATCCTTGTCGCTTTCGATGTAAGGATTTATATCCTTTAGAGACTGTCCTAAAGCAGTATAATATTGCAGAGCCTTGGTATCGAAGCCGCCGATAGCAGTAGTTTTTCTGGCATAGTCAGCAGTAGTTACTTCTCCTCCGATTCTTTGTTTAGCCAAATCAGCAGACGCCTGATTTTGTAATCCTTCAATGTCTGTTCCAAATCGTTTTCTATTTTTAGCAACATCAATGGTAAATGGAGTCTGAACACTTACGCTATCAATAGCATCAATTGCTGCCTTAGATTCATCGTAAACCTTTTGTGCTTTCTTTGATGCCAAGAGGTAAGATGCATATTCAGGGCTGGCTGTTAACTCCTGCTTGCTAGAGAACGCAGAGGAGATTTGTCCAGGAGTAATTCCCATCTGAGACAAGAAATCTCTTCTCCCCTTACCTCCCCTTCCAGAAAATATCTCTTCAAGTTGCCCCTTATCCTGATTTTTAATGGCAGAGTTTATCTGGTCTATTAGATTTTTGGCAGTTTTCTCTGCACCAGCGGTTAGGAATCTTCCCCTCTCTTCGCTTCCTCCTCCAATATCTTTGTAGATACCGATCTGCGCTTGTTCCAAAGCTTTTTGCCTGTCAACTTCAGTACCTAATCCAGCTTTTGTAGGTTCTCCGAAAGTAGGTTTGACGTTGTATCCAAATATGTTAGGAACTCTTGCTACTGTAGCATTTATGAAAGCTTCCGAAATTGCCGTACCAACGGCAGCACCAATAACCGGCCCTGCCCCGGTGAGAGAACCTATAATACCACCGGCTAGTCCTCCCGCCAAATCTGCTCCTGCCTTTAGTCCACCAAATCTGTCTTCTTTATTTGTAGCATTCATGATGGCAGGAATAGCTGCTAGGAGTAATCCCTGAACTGCCCCAGAAGATAAATTAGTTCCAGCGAGATTTTGAGCAGCAAAATTATTTGCCCTCTGTCCTCCCGTCAAAGCCGGGGACATTCCCGGTAGGTATGGCTGTCCTCCCGGCCCTGTAGGTTGTGCTGTAGTTTCAAATATACTTCCCAATCCAGCCTGAACAGAAGGAATTCCTTTATACTTTAGAGCTACACTTGCGGCAATAAAGGCTACAAGAGCAGGTGTAGCCTTTCCTAAAATTCCTACAAGGCTATTAAATATATTTACCAAACCAGTCATAGCCTTTACACCGTCTTGAATAATTGAAAGGAAACCTCCCTCCATCCCCAAGGTCTGTGCAAGAGTTGTAAATGAGTTGGCTAATCTGGTTAAAGAAGTCTGTACAGTAGATAGTTGCTTGTCCAAAGCAGCGGCAGCGTCGCCCTGCGCTCTAGAAGATTCCGAAGCTACAGCTAAAGCCCTATCATAGTTTTCAATGAAAGTAGCTGTTGGAGCCTGTCTACGAGTACCCTGACCAATTGCTAGGGTTAGCTTTGAGAACTGAGTGTCGTCAATAATACCCTGTTTTCTTAAAGCAGCAACTTCCTGAATAACATCCTTCAGACTTCTCATGTTTCCTTCGGCATCTTTGGTAGCAATACCCAGAGCTTCAAGAGCTTTTACGCCCTGGTCTGACTGGAATCCAGCAATAATGGCACGGGATGTATTAGCTACTTCCTGTCCACTCTGATTTGTTGATTCTGCCAATGTTGCAAGAATACCGTTTAGGTCGTCTGTTTTTAGTCCAGCAGTATCGGCGGCATCTGCTACAGTAGCGAAACCTGTAGCAAGGGTTGCAAGGTCTACATTGGCAACTTTGGTAACTCTTACCCACTTATCCAGCAGGGTTGTAGTGTAACCGAACCCCTGTCCAGATTGTCTAACAGCCGCAGAAAGGGTATCAATAGCACCAGCTTGGTCTAGTGTAGAAAGCTTAGAAAGGACTAGAGCATCTGCCAAAAGCCTCTGTGCAGTAGAAAGTCTGGTTACTTGGTCTCCTACTCCGCCTGTAGCTCTATAAGCCTGAGTGAAAGCATCAATAACACCAGAAATTGCTTCTCCAGAATTATTGGCAGCGTCAGCAGCAATGTTGAATATTTCAGCTTGACCAGTGAAAGCACTATTTACAGTAATAGTAGCTTCAGCCAGTTTAGTCTGGTTTGCTATCATCTCCTGCGTAAGTTCTTGCAATTTCTGCAAAGGCCCATATATAGCGGCCAAAGCGATAGACCACTTAGTTAGTTCACCAATGTCTCTAACAACACCTTGACCAAAAGTTCTGAACTGGTTGGAAATACCGGCAGTAGCTCTACCGGAAGGAGACGAATAAATATCCAGATTTCTTTTGATACCTAGGTCATCTTGCTTTTCAAACTGGAGTTGATTTATGCCCCCGGTTCCTCTGGTTCTAATACCCTTCAACTCGTTAAGGCCAAATCCCTGCTGTTCTGCCATATTTATAGCAGAAGCATATCTTTTATCTGCACGAATCGAATCTCTTAGAGCCTGTAAACGTTCTGCTTCAAGTCTGGCAGCTTCAGACATCTGAGTAGTTCTTTGCTTTAGTTGTGCTTTACTGGCCCACTCCGACATCGTGGGAGTTGCATCCTGCACATACTGTCCAATTGTTTGTCTGCCAACTTCAGGCATGTCTGGAAGAAATCCTTGATTAGCGGGAGTTCCTGGGCCTGTTGGTCTAGAAACAGAGGGGATGTAGGTTTTAGAATTAGGGATATTAGCCTTATTGTAGAGTTTAGACATTCTCTCTACTTCGGCAGATAACTGTCTTCTAATAACAAGTTCCCTTTCTAGTTGTTTAGTGAGTCCGGCTCCCTCTCTAAGTTCAGCACTTTCTAAGCTTCTTATATTCTTTTCTGCTGTTTTTAGAGCGTCATTATACGCCTGAAGAGAGCTTTCAGCGGTTCCCTTAAGTGTTCCGACCTTTTCTTCCTGTTGCTGTGCGCCACGAACATACCCACCAAGTCTTCGACCTGCTGACAGCCTTTCGGCAGGGTCTTTCATCTGAGAAATTTCAGTCCGAGTTTTAGCTATCTTAGCATTCAACTCTGACATTTCTTTATTTATTTTTTGAATTGTAGCCAACAGGCTTTCAAAATCTTGGTTTGCCATGTTATCCCTCGACATCAGTTATAAGGATGTCAACTTCTTGTTTGGTCTTGTGGTCTAGAACTTTTTCGAGCCAGTCATCTAGCTCTTCTGAAGTTCCATCCCATAGTATTTTATCTGGGGGTCTCTTTTCTTTAGGAAGTTCATTCAGGGCGTCCATCTGTTGCATCTTCCTAATAACAAAACTAATCGTATACGGGAGTTGGTATAAGTTTTTCACTGTAGGGTCAAGTGGAAAACCCAACGCTTTAGAGACACTCCATATGGCGGCTACTGCGTTGCTTCCCGCAATTTTTTTAGTTCGTCCATTCCGATACTAATCTTACTGTAGGCCGTCTTGAATTCTGATTTCTGTTCTTCCCCAAGGTTATCAAAGTCTTCAAAGGTTTCGAAGAAATGTTCCTTGTAAGTATCATCTTTGAAGCATCCCAAGTATACTTCCATATCATTGTAGGCTTTCAAAGCTTCTCTTTCGCAGAATTCATCAATAAGTGTATTCACATACTGTTTATAAATGACTTCTTTTGGTTCTGTGAGAAGGTACTTCTTCAGCTTATCAACTTCCTTCTGGATAAACTTGTTTACTGCTTCCCCCTTTTTAGCAGGATATTCATCAACTTCTCGTTGGTACTTTTCCAGCTTGGAAAGGGCAGCATTAGACTTGGGCATCTTAGGAAACGGAATATCTATTTCCTTCAAGGCACGATTGGTAATGTCCCTCATACTGAAAACTAGAATATAGTTTGCAATATCGTCCTCTGTCATTACGTCAATCTGCCTAATGGTAGCCCATCTAAGGTCACTATCTGGATTGGACAATTCCCTTCTAAGTTCCGCACTCTTTCTAAGAGCGTAAACTCTTGCTCTATTTACATCAGCATCCCCCAACAATTTCATATAAACTAAAGCCTGTAATTCTCCTGCGCTATCCGAAATTTCAAACACCTTCCCCCATTTGAACAAGCGACTTACGTCAACGTCATTGCGCTCTACATCCATCTTTTTCCTAAACCTTTCTTATTCGTGTGTATGATCTGTATTATAAGTAATTGTATAAGGCTGCATGTCTATATAAGTTGTTGGGCTGTAAGTCATTTTAAATATATACCATTGCTTATTACATTTCTCACAATAACAAACATCACATACCTTACAATATTTTATTTTGTGTTCACATTCAGTATGTTCGTGCATTCTAACCCTATTCCTTTCAAAATAAAAAGAACGCTAAAAGAACTCCATTTCTGGAAGAACTAATAGCGTCCTTTTGTTCTTAATCCTTTTAAAGCTATTTCAGTTGTTATTTAATTATCCGAAATATCAAATCGAACCGCTGTAAATTATTACCTGTGCGTCCGTGCTTCTAAAGTTGAATGTCTGTTGAGCGTTGTTGTTTACATTTGATGTGTATCCGTCACTCGTAATAGTGATTGAAGGTAGATATACTGTCTTCAATACTGTTGGAGAGGCGTCATCATCGCATGGGTCAACAAGCTCAATCTTTAGGGATAGGTCTACCGTTGTGCAGCCCTCGCCGGGTTGCCATTCAATACCACTTCCTATAACACCTTCGGTCAATAGTGAAATCAAGTCAGTGTCCGTGTCCAATACTGTCAATGTTCCTTCAACTGTAGGAACCTGTCTCTGGTATCCGACTACGGCTCTGTTTCCCAATTCTTTTACTGCCTGTACGTTCAAGTTACCATTAATGTTAACTGATTGTACTCTGGTAATGTCGTTTGCAGCAATCTGAACCTTTACATCCTTGCCACGAATAGCGGCAGGCATAAGTGGGTCACTTACATCTGACCAGTTATTACCGGCTGGATTTGCGTGATAGATTGCCAAAGCCTGCGTTGTTCTGGTATCTCCAGTTGTTAGTGTTGTACCAACAATTCTGTACTCGCCTGAAGCAGGTGCGCCCGTAACCTCTTTTAGATATTGTCCATTGACGGTTACTGACAAGCCATAATTACCATTCTTTAGCTGAATAGGTGTTTGTGTTAGAACGAAAGAAGTTGTACCAGTAACAAATTTGTCTACTACTACATCATACTTCAAGTATCTGCGTTCTGAGCCGATGGCTGTATAGTCTTCGGTAGAATCTCCATCAACTTGATAGTTGTAGGTAAAATCCCTAATCTGTAGTCTGTGTCCATGAATGGACTTTACGTAGTCTGCTGCTACTGCATCTTTCACGTAGAAAATCGTATCAACTTCACTCAACTGTGAAACATCTACACCCAATGCAGGATATGCATTGGGGTCAGTTCCAGTCAATGCGGCGAAAATCTTGATGCCAACATCGAAAGCTGAGAAAGTTACTGTAACGTTAGGAGTATCCTTTACTGTACCAA